TAATTATTCCCAGTCCTAGACATCTGAAACATCTACGGAACTTCTGGTTCTGGATTGTTGTCATGTTCAAACCTTTCTCTGACCATCTCGCTGATCTCAGATACATAAATTAGTTTTACTTTCTCTCGTAACATTTGATTTGTTACTTTATCTGTCAGTTCCTCGAGAGTATCACAATGCTCATAATACATTGAGTAAATGACATCAAATCTATCTAGCTCATCCTTTGTGAAACTATCCTGTGGTTGTGGTAACTGCATTACTTCCTCCTTGATTTTGTAGTTTTAATATCTGGTTCAGGTATATCCTTTAGTGTAATTGCAATCTTTGTAATCCTGTTACACAAGAATACCAAACCAACCCAGATAGGTGCTGCCACAACTGACATTACCAATGTTGGATTGATACCGAAGAACAAACTGAAGGCGATAAGACCACCACCAAGACCAATGTAAAATAGTACAAATGTACCAATATACTCTGCTCTGGTTTTGAACTTACCAGTTACAATATTCTTCAACACATACTCGAAAAACTTATCGAAGTATGAAAACATAAGTGAAATGCTACGCATATTATTTCTCCTTCCGTAACTTATCTTATCAAATACATTCGGTATTAGCTACTTTATTCCGAATTTTTTTTAGTAGGAATGGTGGGATATACCCACCACTCCAGTTAGTATTAGTATCCAAAGGCTTCTTTAGATAATCTTTTTGTATCTGCAATCTCCTCTTCAGTCATCTGTGACATAGTCCTCATATTACCCTGAGATGGCTTTGCCACTTTCCTCTGATTCCATTCCATTTGATACAGTTGTTTGTACAAATCAGAACACGCTTTGTGTATTGCTGTGTACTTGTCCTCCAATGCGTTCCAAGTCTTACCCTGTGCTAACAGATTGTCAGCATTGATAGTACTGATCTCTGTACCATCTGGTGCTTGTCTTTCATGCAGAAAAGTCTGCTCATAGACATCCTTGTAGTACTTAGCATTTTTCTTGAATGACTGTATACTCTTGTAAGTACTGTTGCATATCTGCCACAGTAGTAGATCTGTGTAGACACGATCTATCTCACAGTTCTCATCAACGAGAGTACCAATCCAAGATGCCCAATCTTGTGATTGATGGTAGTGTATACTACCAATAGTAGCATCATCAGTAGTCAGTTTAGTTGGTGCTTTGTTCATTTAGTACCTCCATATTCTCATCAAAGTCATGCTGATTGTTTACTGTTTCAGCATATTCCCTCCATAGTCTAGCAATCTCAGGTTTACCCTGTTCATCTGCTTCTCTTGCTTTATCTAAGCAATCTAGATATTTGTATTCAGAATCAGTCATTTTGATTCTCCTTCCTTTTATTTATTTGCTTTCGCAATTCCTCTATGGCGTCATGCCATCCTTCATAATATTCCCATGATACATCTGAATCATAGGCTTTAGATAGCTGATCTGATTTTGCAATCTCCATTGAAAGTCTCAGATCTAGTAACAATGTAGAATTTTTATCAAGAGTTTTCATAATATAATCTCCTTTCTTGATTCCTCGATTAGTGCATAGTCTTTAGTCCTAGTTTACGAGGAACGAGTTTATCATATTGATCGCAGTCTATTTGGACTGTCGTCAATATGACAATCTTTCGTGGTTAGCGATACTTATCGCAGCGAAAGATTGCTTGGACTACTATGCTATAATTGAGAATCAAGAGAGAGAGATAGCAGCGAAGATCATATGCGTAAGCACATTCATCTCGCAAGAGATGATATGGAAAGATCGAAAGCTGCCGATCCGTGAGGATCGTTTACATTTTTTAACTTGACATGGTTACGATCATGTTTACATCTATCGTAATGGCAAGAACACAATTAGGAAAGAAAGATGGTTTGACATACAAACAAAGGTTATTAGTTGATACCCTCGTAGCCACAGGATGTACCATAACCGAAGCAAGTCAGAAGGCAGGTTATTCAAGGGGAGAAAGTGGTAGAGTAGTAGCTAGTAGGACACTACGATTACCAAAGGTACAAGCGTACCTACAACAGGAAGTGTCCAACAAGTTAGGACTAGGATCAGTCCACGCATCCTCAACTCTCCTACACTTAATACAAAATGGGAAGAGTGAGTATGTAAGACTGGAAGCTAGTAAGGACCTACTCGATAGGATAGGGATGAAGGCTCCTGATAAGGTACAGCATCAGGTCGCAGGAAACATATCTATCAACATAGACTTAGATTAGGACATGGGGGTCCAAAAAGTACAAACACATACAACAAAAAGGTAGTGTACACACAATATAGTTAAAAAAAGCATTTCAAAAAAATATTTATTGTAGTAAGGTTCGAGAATGGTTAAAGCAAACAATACGCTGTATAAATCAGCTAATGTAAAAAAAAACATAGATAAGTCTGCTGTAAATAAAGCCACTATTGGTTTTAACGAATGGTATTCTAGTTTATCTGAAAACCAAATTAATAGATTTCAAGAAATAGGTTATAATAAAGATAGACTATTAAAAGGTTATTTAGCAGACAGGGGTGCTTTAGGATTTAAAGCCATGCTTATGAATAAAGATAATCCAAATACTATTTCTGCAAAATTAGTAATTAATAGTGTAAAAAAATGGGCATCTAGTTTATTCAAAAAGGATTAATGGCAGATCCTAGACTAAAGAGAGCTGGAGTAAGTGGTTATAACAAACCAAAGAGAACTCCAGGTCATAAAACCAAATCACACATAGTAGTTGCTAAATCTGGTAATAAGATTAAGACGATTCGGTTTGGGCAACAGGGAAAAACAGGAGATAGAACTATGACAAAGAGAGCAAAGTCTTTTAAGGCAAGACACGCAAAGAATATAGCCAAAGGTAATATGTCAGCAGCATATTGGGCAAACAAGGTGAAGTGGTGAGTACAGTTAATAAAGCTGGTAACTATACAAAGCCAGGTATGAGGAAAAGAATATTTAATAGAATTAAAGCTGGTGGAAAAGGTGGGAAGCCTGGACAATGGAGTGCAAGGAAGGCGCAAATGTTAGCACTAGCTTATAAGAAGGCAGGAGGTGGTTATAAATGATGAAGTCTGTTAAAGCTCCAGCTGGTTTCCATTGGATGAAAACAAAGAATGGTGGATACAAGCTAATGAAGCATAGTGGTCCATTCAAAGCACATAAAGGTGCTAGTCTAACTGCAAAATTTAATATACAAAAGAAACATGGCTCTAGCTAAATCACAACGCAGTTTAAAGGCGTGGACTAAACAGAAGTGGCGTACAAAGTCAGGAAAGCCATCTGCTAAGACTGGTGAAAGATATTTACCAGAGGCAGCAATAAAGGCACTTACTCCTGAAGAGTATGCTAGAACAACTAGAGCTAAACGAAAGGGTAGTAGAAAAGGGAAGCAGTTTGTAAAGCAACCTAAATCTATTGCAGCAAAAACAAGAGCATATAGGAGAGTAACATGAAACACGGAATGAAAATGAAGCCTAAGACTAAGAAAGCAAAGAAACAGGCAGCTACAGCTATGGCTATGAAGAAAGCTGGTAAGAAGCCTAAGATGAAGAGTTACTAATGCCTTTTAGTAAATACTCTAAAAAACAGAAAGGTCTTGCTGCTATGTATGGTGATAAAAAGAAAATAACCAGAGGCGACATCATCATGGCAGCTAAGAAAAATAAAAAGAAAAAGAAAAGGAGCTAGTATGTTTGAACAAATACTTGATCGTTGGGATCGTTTAAATAAAAAAGGAAAAGGTATTGTTATTGCTATTTTAGTTGTTGCTATAATAGCTATTGCTAAAGCTGTATGACACAGCAATACGCACAAGACGAAATATCTTTTCAAGATCGTATGAGATTAAGAAAGATAGTGAAGATTATAAAGCACCTGGAGAAGTTATCAAAACCTTTATGAAGGATGATAGCTTCTTTAGAGGTGTACGAGGTCCAGTAGGATCAGGTAAATCAGTATCTTGTTGTATAGAAATATTTAGAAGAGCTGCCAAACAACAAGCATCACCTGATGGTAAAAAGAAATCAAGATGGGCAGTAATCAGAAATACAAACCCTCAGTTAAAAACTACTACCATGAAAACATGGTTAGATTGGTTTCCAGAAAATATATTTGGTAATTTTACTTACTCAGTTCCTTTTACTCATAACATACATATCAATGATATAGAGTTAGAAGTTATATTTTTAGCATTAGATAGACCAGAAGATGTAAAGAAACTACTATCATTAGAACTAACAGGAGTATGGATTAATGAAGCTAGAGAGATTCCTAAATCTATTGTAGATGCTTGTACTATGCGTGTAGGCAGATATCCAGCAGTAAAAGATGGTGGACCCACATGGTATGGTGTTATAGCAGATACCAACGCACCAGATGAAGATCATTGGTGGTCTATTATGTCAGGGGAAGTACCAGTACCAGATCATATGAATCAAGAAGAATCATTGATGTTAGTTAAGCCTGACAACTGGAAGTTTTTTGTACAACCACCTGGAATGATAGAACTAAAAGAAGATGATAAGATCAAGGGGTACGACATCAATACGACAGCTGAAAATATAAAAAATGTTACAGAAAATTACTATCCCAATATTATTAGGGGTAAATCAAAGTCATGGATAGATGTCTATGTACTTAATAGATTAGGAACAATCGAAGATGGTAAGTTAGTATATGGTTCTTTTAGAGAAGATACACATATTGCTAGTGAAGATATACAGTTTGCAAACACTACAGTATACATAGGTTTAGACTTTGGACTTACACCATCAGCTGTGTTTGGTCAAAAGCTACCTGATGGTAGATGGATAATAAACCATGAGTTAGTTTGTTTTGATATTGGTACAGTAAAGTTTAGTGAAATGCTTAAACATGAAATAATAAAGCATTGTGCAGACAAAGATTTAAAAATATTTGGTGATCCAGCTGGAGATTTTAGGGCGCAAACAGATGAAACTACTCCTTTTCAGATACTTAGACAACAAGGTATCCAAGCCTTTCCAGCTCCATCAAATGATGTATCTCTACGAATAGAATCAGTAGAAGCTGCATTAAATAGGATGGTTGATGGTAAGTCTGGTTTCTTACTATCGCCATCCTGTAAACAACTAAGAAAAGGCTTTCTTGGTGGATATCACTACAGAAGAATACAAACATCAGGAGAAAGGTATGAAGATAGACCAAACAAGAATAAATACTCTCATGTCCATGATGCACTACAATATTTGATGCTAGGTGCTGGAGAAGGTAGATCTTTGACAGTAGGATCACAAAAACCAGCTGTTACAAATGTTTACAGTTCTTGGGATATATTTAATAGAAATAGTATGAATAAACGAGGTAAATGGGATATTTTTCGAAAGAATGGTTAGTATTCTTTTATGATCCACCTAATGAAGAGTGGTATCACATATTTAGAAAAAAGGGCATGGCTCATTGTGGAGCTTGTTATTATGATACCCAAAAAGGTGTATGGGTTGTTTTAGAACATATACACAAAAGACTAGATGTATCTATTTTACAAGGTGATGAAGTAGATAGAGTATTTGGATATATACTATCAAACAATGGTACTTTTCTAAAAACTAAAAGATTCAAACATAAATGGAGATTATTCCAAGCAGCATGGTTACGAGAACATAGTTGTGTCACAATAGTTATGAGGTTGATTGGAATAAATAGATTGATTATTACGCCTTTTCAGTTATATAAATACTTAGTAAAGAATGGAAGCACTAAATGGGCATTTTTAGAACACCAAAATACAAACCAGATCCAGAGCTAGAAAAAAGGCTCAAAGAAGAAAGAGAAGAAGCTGAAAGACAAAAAGAAGAGCTAGAAGCAAAAGATAAAAGATTTAAAGAAAGATTTGCAAAAGGTATTATTGGTCAAAGAAGTTTATTTAGTAGAGCAAGTGGACAAGGTTTTTACACAGATGGAGAACAAACATAATGGGAGCTAGTACATCAGCATCATCTAGTAAAGATAA